GTCTATGATTGTAGAATACCACTCCGAATCATTGTTGACAATGGTACAGAAGGGGGAGTCCTGTTGATAAGGTGACAGCCCGTCGGGGAACCCTTGGGCTAATACTGGAATGCGGAGCAGTGACATCTCCAAATACTTTATATTGCTCTTGCATTTGTTGAAGTAATGGTCTTTGCGGGGAATAATCGCTAAATCCAGCGCAAGGTTGGCGATAACGTGCATGTATTCCGTTACAAAGCATTGGGGATGCCATTCGACCTTGATAGAAGAGAAGAAATCCGCGTCCTCCTGCATGACTTTTAGCATCGAGCCGTCTTTTTGCTTTATCCCTAGAATGACCAAAGTAACGTCCCCGCGCTCGGTCAACTGTTTCAACTGCTCTTTGATGTGGAAGTAGTCGTCGTTTGAAGTCACTGAACCGATTAACCCCACTCTGAACTTCCCCGTTTCATTCTTCTTAGGTGTCAGCTCGTCCAGCGGGTCTATACAATTCTTAAGAACAACGACGTTCGGGTTTATCTTCTCGTACTCTTCCTTTAAAATCTGCGTGGAGACGGTGATGCCGTCAGCCAATTTGACGAATCTGTCTATCCTGTCCTTGATTTCAAGCGCAATCTTGACTCTTTTCTCATTTCCTAGTCTATGAAGAGGTGTCCCGGAGTAGGTGTCGTCGTTGTCCATGATGATTTTCTTCCCCTTTTTCTTCAAGAGCTTGGCTAATTCAATAGCTGGCTCGGTTGTCGGACGCTGAAAGCATATGATGTCGGCTTGCAATGCCTTTTTCGTGTATTCTTCGGCAGATACGTCAGCTCCAATCTTCATGAAGTCAGACACGACGGTCTGATTGGAGTAGATACCGGGCAAATAGCCCCTATACATGTAGCAGAACGGAAAATCCCCGGGTATATAAAATATCTTACTTGCCATTTTTGAGGAGGGCTAGGATTGCGTCGAGCTTTACGTCCTGTTCCGCCACCTTCTTCTCCAGCTCCTGCATCTTTGTCGGAGCTACTGTCCTTTCTTCGATGATGGCCTGTGGTACGCCTATCTGTGTGGCTTCTGTGGCTGCGGTTTCGCGGTCTTTCTGCTTCTCAGCCATGATGTCGATGGCTTGCTGGTTTACGACCTGCCCGTCTCGTATAATAGTTCCCCCCATAGTGTCATCTTGTAACAACCTGATACTTCCATCGAGGTTTCTGATGGTTCGCTTTTTGTACAAGTGGCCTATCTGGACTGTCATGTACTAAGTATGCAATACAAAAACCGCCATGTAAATAGCGGTTGATGTAGTGTGGTGGATAACTAGAGTCCGACGGCAACAGAGTGAGAGCGAATCTTCACTGCGCTGTTCGTGCGGTTCTGGGTCGTTCCGTAGCAGAGGTCTACTGTCACAAGCGTACCGAGGTACTCCTGGAGGTAGCCTTCCTGAACACGGACACCTTCTGAACCAACATAACCTGCAACCCCTCGTCCTACTGGCATCGTCATACGTGCCCAGTGGATAGAATCGCGGTGTGCAAGCATGTTGAGTCGTGCGGAGTTCTCTCCGACTGCACCTGCTCCAAGCGGAACAGCCGGCGAGACGATAACTGGAATCGAGTAGAGGCTTCGTGTAGGAGCCTTTGAGCGAGGGAGTTCCGTCTGCGTGTTCTGCCAGAGCGTCAACTTGTCAACGGAACCAATCTGGCGGTAGAACGTGTTTGGATGGAAAATCCACGCCGTTTCACCCCCGTAGACCGGAACGCCTGCTGCCTCAAGGATTGAGATAGCCGCGAGAAGCGTTGAGTCAACCACGTTAGAACTTGCAAGACCAAGGATGTTAGCTGCAACCGTAAAGTTCGTGAACTGTGCGGCGATAGCATCATCCAAGTCCTGAGCAATTTCCCACGCTGCGCCCTTAGCGAACGTCTCCTGGAGATAGTAGCTCTTCTTCAGCTGGGCCATTTCGCGGTCTTCGATAAGGAAAGATGATTCCTTCCATGTCGAGACTGTAAGCGTCTGCTTCGTCTGAATTGGGTTGTTAAGAGTCACTGCTGTCGCGTTAGCTTTCGCTGCCGTTGACATAGCTACGATGTTTGGAGTGTACACGTCTGACCCTCCTTCTGCTAGTTCATCGCTTCGGTCAACGAAAAATTGAGCGAGTGACAAGTTGTAGCGGAAATAGTCATTTATCTTCTGTCCCCATACGAGCGGAATGTCTGCTGTCAAAGCACCTCCGACTCCTGCGGACATTGTATCTGTAGGTAAAGCCATTTGTTATTTATTATTTCGCGCCTTCCAAAATGCGCGGTGGTCTTCGTCTGAAAGGTTCGGGGTTGTGACATCCTTTTCCTTCTTGATGGACGATGAGCCACGAGATGCCGGGAGCTTGGCCGCCTTTTCACGGGCTTCCTTCTCCTTTGTTTCCTTCATCGCCAGGATGATAGGGTCGTTCTGTACCTCCATGATTGACTTTCCTCTTATTTTTGCGAGGTCTCTCATACCATTGAGCAGTTCGTCGTCCATTCCTTGCGACTTGAGAATGAGCATCTCTGTGTCTTCTTTGGAAAGCTGGTTAGTAGTGGGCTTGGACTGACTTCGTAGTGTACGATTCTCGTCTTCTGCCTTCTTTGCCCGCGCAAGAACTTGTGCAAACTGGCTTTTCGGCACAGTCTCTTCGGTTTCTTCGCTGACGTGGGTTTCAGTAGTTTCCTCTACAGTCTCTTCAATCACTTCTGATTCAGGATTCATGCCGTCCTGTGGCGTAATGTTTGTATCCATTAGGTGTGTAGGTTTGTGCAGAGCCTAGATGCGGTTAAATCAGTTTTTGCAGAGCTGACTTGCGTTACTGTGAGTATAAATCTGGTCGGTTATCTGGCGTAGTTTGTTTTCGGTTTCTGGATGACGTTCCTGACCGTCTCGCCGTACTCCTTGATTTGATGCCTGAATACCCCCATGTGCTGCTGGAGGATTCGTTCGTACTCTTGCTCGTCTAGGATGCTACTTGGCTTCGTTGGTCGGTTCATGTGGTCGTTGTTTTACCTCGTACAGATTGTCCAGTTCCTCGAACGACTTGTCTAAAAGTGCTTTGGCGTCCTTGATGTGGGACACGTCCTCTCCAGCGTACATCCTGTGCAGGGCTTCGCGCTCGATGGAGGCCATAATGAACTCAACAAGAGCTTCTCGTGTTGCTGTATCCCCTTGGAATCTGCGCAAAGTATCCATTATTTCATCATCTTCTTAGCCTTCATCTGCTTCTTTTTCATCATCATTTCCTTTTCCTTCATCATCATTTGTTTTGATTTCATATTGTTATCATCCCATTTGCGGGACGGTGGTGGCTTGGGCGGTCATGGAGGTTGGTGTTCCTCCTAACTGTGAAGAAGAAAACGGCACACCAGATAGTTCGACAATCTGCTGGAATACCTTTTTAAGCACAGGGTCTTCAAGTGCGGCGTACTTTCCAGTGTTTGGGTTGAAAGAGGACACGACGGTCTTGAACACACCGTCGAGGGACTGTAAGATTGCCCCCTTGTTCTTCAACTCTCCTGTTATGTTTGCTGAGAGTTTCCCTTCCACGTCTAGGAACTTGGCGGGTATCTTTATCTCTCGCTTATTGCCGTTCTTCTTGAGGTCGCCACGCGCTTTCTCGGTCATCATGGTCTGCGTTTCGGGTGTAACGGGAGAACGATTGAACATCATCTCTGCCAGTTGCGTGTTGACGTGCTCATTCCCTATCGCCTCGTCAATCTTGTCCAATTCCTCGTCGGAGAAGTCAGAGACAAGCGTGTGGTCTTTGAGTATCTTCTTCTTTAGGTGTGGCATGACCCAGTCGTTCAATATCTCGTTTAACCATATCCCCCACACCTCCTGCTGGTACTGGAATGGGCTGTTTGCCACCTGGTTTAGTATCTGTGTCTGGCCTAATGGGGTTCCAGATGGTGGTTGTTCGCCGGTATTAGCGTCGTAAGTTGAGGATATGCGGTTGTACTCTTCTCCAAATAACTTGATAAGGTTCTCAAACTGCGGAAGTGCGGCGGTGGAGAGTTGGAACGCCTCCATCGTCTCCTGGGGGTTCTTGAACTCGAAGTGGTGGCCGTTGTCCACGTTGATGAGAGAG